CTCAATTGATTTCCCATGCCTTACAGGTATCGTAGTTGAGCCTGGAACTGGTCAAGTTGTTTCTGTAAGCTACAACTAATTAAGGAGGCATCATGCCTAATATTGTTAATGTTTCGGTCACTCAGCAGGTTGCGAGTGCGCCATCAACTTTGCAAAGAACAGGTGCAATTGTTAGCCAAGGCGGTACAACCTTGGCTTCAGGTACTACTCAATTATTGACTTCAGTAAGCGGTTTAAATAGCATTTTAAGTGGTGCTATTACTCTTTCCGCTATGACTTGGAGTGCAAACGTAGTATCAGCAACAACTGCAACCCCTCATGGTATTCCAAATGGTCAAATAGTATCTGCAATAATTACTGGCGTAACTCCATCGGGTTACAACGGCACTTATCAAATTACTTCAACTGGTGCTAATACATTTACTTATGCTTTAAGCGTTAACCCTGGTAGCTCAACTGTTCAGGGTGCGGTTACTTTGTCCGATGTTTCAGAATTGGTTGCACAAGTTACAACTTATTTTGCACAAGGCACAGGAAATGCGGTTTATGTACTAGAACTTGGGACTGGTTCACCTGCGTCGGGTGTAACGGCTTTAGAAGCCTATATTGCTAACCCAACGGTTAAGTTTTATAGTTACTTGTTACCTTTGCAATGGGATGTAGAGACAACTGCGCCAACAATGGCAAGATTGTATGTAAGTACAACTTCTGAGTTATATTTTTATGTAACCACAACAACTGCTACTTACACCAATTGGACAGGTATCAAATCAGTATTTGCGACACTTCAAACGCCAACTGCTCCAGTTACAGAATTTGATGCGGCGGCGATGTTTGCCATTACTTTGGGATACAACCCAGGTAGTTCCAACCTGGCTTCACCGCTTGAGTACACATTCTTATATGGCGTAACTCCTTATTCAACTCTAACAAGTGCGCAACAAATTTCGTTGAGTGCGGCAGGTGTAAATTGGGTTGGAACAGGCGCACAAGGTCAAATTAGCAATACTTTGATTCAAACTGGTAGCTACATGGATTTAAACCCATTTAATTACTGGTATTGCGTTGATTGGTTGTCTATCAATGTGGCAATTGCTCTTTCAGCCGCAATTATCAACGGTAGCAATACGCCAACAAATCCTTTGTATTACAACCAAGCAGGTATAAATACCTTGCAAAAAGTTGCACAAGCTACGGTTAATAATGGTATTTCATTTGGTTTAATACTGTCACCTGCAACGGTCAATGCAGTATCATTCCAAACGTATATTACTCAAAACCCAAGCAACTATGCGGCAGGTATTTATAACGGTCTAAGTTGCACATTTGTGCCACTCAGAGGATTTACATCTATTACCATTTACTTGACTGCAAGTAATATTCCAGTTTAAGGAGCAATAAATGTCAAATCCCCAAGTCGTACAAGGTACACTAAATAGACTACTTGCAAGCGTAGTATTTGCTAACTTTACCAACCTAAACGTAACTTCTGCTTACCTTGCAAAAGAAGCGATTAGCCTTGGTTTTGATGGTGACACTTCTCAACTGATTGGCACTTTAACAGGTGCGGTTACAAGCCCAGAGCCTTACATTTACGGCACAGTAACCATGCACTTGTTAAGAACCCAAGCCCTTGGAAACGCATACAAGCAACAAATTGAAACAAACACAACAATGGGGTCAGTTACTGTAATACCTGATTCTGTTGCTTTGAGTTCGTTCCAGTTAAACAATTGTGTTTTATCAAGTATTCAAGAAGTAGCTTTTGACGGTACACAAGCGGGTTTAATCGTTCGTTTGCGTGGCGTTTATAGTATCAACTCAAGTTTATTTGCAATCGGTTAAAAAGGATAAATTGTGAAAATCGACAGGAATCTGAACCTAGTGATGCAAGTTCAGACTGGTCGAAACGGATTGGTTTATATTCATTCCGCTTCAATTAGTCGATCTGTATTTGAGCAGTTTTACCTTGAATTGGGCAAAGTATTTAGTCAATGCTTTGATTCAATTAACCAGGCGCATTTAGCTTTATCTGCTCCCCAACTTGCTTATCCTGCCTTGAAGTCTTTGGCTATAAAGGCGGGTAATTGGGATGGAAATGGTGGCGTTAAGTTTGGTTTGATTAATGAAATAGTCAGATTGACCAACGTCATTATGAGTACAGAAAAAGGATGGGAAACAATTCCTTTTGACGTAGCGGTGAAAAGAGAAATCTTAGATGAAGATGAAGAAGCCGAAACTCTTTCATCCTTGGTTTTTTTTACTGCAATCTCCAAGGTTGCTCCGAAGGATTTGAAAAATTCTTTCTTGGAGATGGCAGGAGCGTTACGAAATTGGGAAATTTCATCCTTGGACTGTACGGCGTTTCAGAATGGCTTGCCGATACAGACAAAGCCAGAAACTATTGGCAAGAAGGTGAAGGAATCATCCATCATTGCTTAGAAAAATTAAGTAATGCCTGGTTTGGTGAATTTATCAAGGAAAGTGGCGGCAAATGGACGGATGCTAATGAATACAGGAATCGTCATTTAATAAAAGCAATCAGTAATAGATCACTTTTTTAAAAGAGAGAAAAATGGCAACCAAAAGTGTTATTCAGATTGACGTTTTAGACGAATCTTTTAAGAAGTTTCAACAAGCATTTGAGAAATATCAAGCCGCACTTAAAAAAATGCCTGGTGATTGGCAAAAAGTCAATCAGGCATCAGCAGGTGGCGCACAAACGCTAAATAAACACCTGGAAAAATCTTTAAAGAATTTGCAAGAATTTGACAAAAAAGTCAAAGATGCAAACAAAGATTTAAAAGAAACCGAGAAATCCACAAGTAATATTGCCCAAAACTTGGCTAATAGCGTTGTTTCGCTTGCCAGGTGGGTTACGCTAGGTTCAATTGGCGGTGGCTTTGGATTGGGCGCATTAGGCGCAAGCGCAAGTGATTACCGCAGACAAGCGCAAGGGTTGGGTGTTTCTACTGGTGGACTAAGAGCCGCAAACGTCAATTTGGGACGTTATATCAACCCAGGACAGGTTTTAAGCAACATAGCAGACATTCAGTCAGACTTATCAAGAAGACCGATTTTGAGCCGTTTAGGGCTTGGTGCAAATCAAAATGCCGAGCAAGCATTACCATCAATAATCACCAATGCGATTCGGATGTTCAACCAAGGCGGAAGAACAAAACAATATGCCGAAGCAATGGGTCTTACTCAAGTTTTTAGTCTTGAGGAATTACGCCGCTTATCTTCTCTTAGTCAAAAAGAATTACAAGAGACTTTTAAAAGATTAAAGCAAGACAGGGATACATTATCAGTTGATGATGAAACAAGTCGTAAATGGCAAAATTTTTGGGTTCAGCTCAAACGATCTGGTAATGACCTTGAAACTAAACTAATTGACAAACTGGTTGCCCTAGCACCTGCTTTTGAAAAGGTATCTGAAGGAATAACAAAATTCATAACAAGTTTGCTTGATAGTCCAGATGTAAAAAAATGGATTGAAAACTTGGGTGAAAATATTGGTAAATTTGGCGAATATCTAACATCGCCTGAATTTCAACAAGATATTGAAGACTTTTACGAGAATGTAAAAAACTTTGGTTTGGCTTTAAAAAGCGTTACCGATTACATTCAAGATTTCTTCAAAACGCCTGAACAACGCAACGCAGAACTGAAAGCGCAAGGAAAATTAACGCCAGACACAATGAATCTTTCATTAGGTCAAAAAGCAGAACAATTGGCGCATGATTATTTGGGCTATCACATAGCAGATAAAGATGACCCAAAAACAAAAGCCTTTAAAGCAGAAATGGCTAAAGGCGGGGTTGACAGAACCAAAGCATACGAATTTTTAAGGAAAATTGAAACGCAAAAAGGTTTGCCTCCTGGTATTCTCGATATGATCTGGATGGCGGAATCCAGTCGTGGTAAAAATATGCTTTCACCCAAGGGTGCAATGGGGCATTTTGGATTTATGCCAAAAACTGCTCAAGAATATGGATTGTCAAATCCTAATGATTTTGCAAGTTCAGCAGATGCGGCGGCAAGAAAAATCAAACATTTGATTCAGTATTATCATGGCAATGTACCTGATGCGTTAGCCGCCTACAATTGGGGTGAGGGTAATTTAAATCAATTCCTTAGTGGCAAACCAGGGCTTAAATTGCCTCAAGAAACTGCGGAATATTTAGGTAAATTTGGTTATCAAGTCAATGTCAATAACGGGTCTGGCGGCGATTTGGTTATTACAGGCAATGCAATGAAGTGAGGATTACATGAGTTCTTTTGGTCAAACCGCATTTCAAACCGCATACGAAATATCACCAATTATTTTGCAAAATGGTATTGCGCAATTTATCCCTGGTGGGTTATTGCCAATTACAGTTTTGACAGAAATGTTTGATATTCCAGGAATTGAGGAAGGACAGTTTTTTGCGCATTACAAGCCTTTGCCTGGAAGCACATTAGCAGATTGGCAGGTAGCGGAATATCCATTTTTTAACTTGCAAATGGCGGCTAATGCAGTTGTTCAAATGCCTTTAAAAGTTAGTATGCTAATGGTTTGCCCTGCCCAAAATGATGGGGGTTATTTAATCAAGCAAGCTATTTTGACCGCTTTACAAACAGAAATTCAAACTCATATATCCCAAGGCGGTACATTTACGGTTATCACCCCTGCATATACCTATACAAATTGCCTTTTAACAGGCATCAGGGACGTTAGTAGCGCAGGTGACAAGCAAGTACAACTGATGTATCAATGGGACTTTGTGCAACCATTAATTACCGTTTCTGGCGCACTTCAGGTTTTGGGTAATTTTTTGTCTAAAGTTGGGGCAGGTAATCCAGTTTCTACCGCAAGTTGGAGTGGTTAAAATGACAACTAAAATTGCTTTTACCCCATCGCCAAATCAGCCATTTCAATTTAATCCTACTTTGGATGGTCAAACGTATATTGCAACTTGTACTTGGAATATTTATGGCGAAAGGTATTACATTAATATTTATAATAATTTCAGGACTTTAATTGTCAGCAGACCAATTATTGCATCGCCTGATGATTATGATATTAATTTGGTGTTTGGTTATTTCAAGACTTCAACCCTGGTTTACAGGGCGAGTAGTGGAAATTTTGAGATTAATCCATAAATGCGTTTTTACAATATTGTTATTAACGCAGGAACAACAAGCCCAAATGTTTTTGCGCCAATCACTTATTCATCAATGGTTACGCCTGGAATCGTGCCTATTGGATTAGATAATACTTCTGCGCTTCGTGTGGATTTGGACATATTTCAGACTTTGTATCATCAACCTGCGCAAATTGGAACTGTCAGAATTTATGGAGTTTCATTTCAGGACATAAACCAATCAGCTAATTTTAATGGCGCAAGTGTACAAATTTCTGTCGGAATGTCAGCAGGTTTGCCATTTGCCAATCAATTTCAAGCAGGATTAATTATTGACGGCACAATTTTGCAATCTTTTGCTAATTGGCAAGGAACTCAAATAGTTCTTAATTTGCAAATTGCACCTGCTACATATATGCCAAATGCTGAAGTTAATTTGGTTTTGGATTGGAAAGCGGGTGAACCACTTCAACCCGCAGTAGAAAAAGCATTGCAAAACGTATATCCAGATGTACCAATTAATGGTGAATGGAGTGGTAATTTGGTTTATACCGAAGATGTAACAGGTTATTATCCCAATCTTGAATCATTTGGTAAATGGATTAATGAAACAAGCAAAGACATTTTGAAATTGCCTGATTATTTAGGTGCAAGCATAGCAAATACGGCAACTGGATTTGTTTTAACTGATGGAACAGTTCCAGTTCCTGGTTCGGCAGTTATCAATTATTCTGATTTAATTGGTAATATTACTTGGATTGATGTTGCTACGATTCAAGCCAAATTGGTTATGAGGGCAGATTTGAATATTGGGGATACTATTATTTTTCCAACTGGAACGCCCATAACTAATACTATTGCAAGTTTTTCTCAATATCGTAATCAAGTGTCTTTTGACGGTACTTTTTTAATTACGCAAATTCGTCATGTGGGTAATAGTAGGCAAGCTGATGCCAATAGTTGGGTAACAATTGTCGATTGTGTTATTCCTGGCTTGCCATTAACATTAGAAGAACTATGAGTCAAGCACAAAAAACCCCTTTTGCAAGGACGATGAATGATTTTTCTCAACAGAAAATTGAGAATAATTTAAGCATCCTTGGTAAAGTTTTGCCTTGCGTAGTTGTTGAAGTTAATGGCGCAATTGTCACAGTCAACTTTGAAGTTTATAGCACTTCCAACATTCCACTTCCTCCAGTAACTTGCGCAACTATTGGCAGTCAATACATTCGTACACCTATTCAAATGGGTGACTTGGGAATTTGTATTTCAGCTGATACCAGACTTGGTGGAATAAATGGTTTGGGCAAAGGTTTAGCCCCCTTAAATTCTCCTGCAAGTAATTTAGGTGCTCTGGTTTTTGTGCCTATTGGTAATCTTACATGGGAAACGGTTAATCCTCAAGCGGTAGTTATTCAAGCACCAGATGGGGCAAGTCTTGCAGATACCGCAGGTGATAATTCTATTGTGGTTACAAATACTGGTATTCAAGTATCTAGTTCAACAAGTCTTACTTTGTCGGTAGGTTCTAATACAATCTCAATAACATCATCGGGAATAAGTATTACTGGCACTTTAACTATAAACGGTAAACCATTCTTAGCGCATCAACATACTGGAGTTACCACAGGAAGCGGTGTTTCAGGGGGAGTATCACCATGAGAAGCTATGGACAAGATTCAAACGGCAATTGGGTAGAAATTACCGAAACGTCTTATATTTGGTTGGCAACATTAATTCAAACTTTGCGTTTAACCCAAGGGGAAAGCCCAGTTTATGGAAATTACGGCATACCAGGGCAAAATTCTGTTATGACCCAAATTGCGCCTGATGTTGCCTTAAATAGAACACAATCCCAGTTCGCACCTTATTTTGCAAGTTTAACAATTCTTAGACAACAAAATGCAACGCAACCAAATTACAATGTTAAAGCGGTTTTCCAAAATGGGACGACAATCCAAACTACGGTAGTGAGTTAAAAAATGGCACAACTAACAACGGCAGGTGCAGTACCAACTAGCCCAACGGATTTATTAAACGCAGAAATAGCGGCGGCAACTGCATTATCCCCAGGATTGACCGCAAATCTGCCTGGTTCATTAGTTGAAGATATGGCATCAACCGCAGTCGGTGCGGTAGTTATTCAAGACCAAGCATTTGTTGACTTGGTTAATTCGATTTCCCCCTATACCGCTAACCCATTTATTCTTTACGAATTGGGTGCGGTTTACGGCGTTACGCAAGGCGTAGGCAGTAATACATCGGTTTATGTAACTTTCATTGGTACGCCTGGATTTGTGATTAGTGCAGGATTTGTTGTTTCTGATGGAACGCATCAATACACAGTACAAGATGGTGGAATTGTTTCTGCAAGTGGTCAAAGTGCCGCCCTTTACTGTTTGGCAAATAATGCAGGTTCTTGGGCAGTTCCAATTGGTACAGTCACAACTATCGTTACTTCCATACCATCAGGAGTTACCCTAACCTGCACAAATGAATCGGCAGGTGTTCCAGGCGCAACTGCTCAAACAATTCAAAGCTATCAGGCGCAAGTAATTCAGGCGGGACAAGCAATTGCCACAGGTATGCCAACATTCCTGAAAACCCAACTTCAAAAAGTATCGGGAGTTCAGCCAAATTTAATTTCTGTACGTCAACCAACATCTGGTACGGCTTGGGAAGTTATTGTTGGCGGTGGAGACCCTTACGAAGTGGCAAATGCCATTTATACAGGATTGTTTGATATTTCTAATCTGGTTGGTTCTACTTTTCAAGTAACCAACATTACAAACGCATACCCCGCCGTTGTGACGATTAATCTGAATCATGGCTACACAACTGGTCAAGTTGTTCAAATTACTGGTGAAACTGGAATGTCAAACGTCAACGGTAATAATTTTGTTGCTATTGTTGTTGATGAAAAAACTTTTAGCCTTAATGTAGAAATTTCAACCATAACTTGGTCTGGTGGAACAGTCACAGTTACAACGGCTTCTCCTCATGGATTGCCAACTGGAACAACTTCGGGAACGATTTACGGATGTACCCCAAGTGCTTACAACGGTTCTTACACATTCACAAGAACAGGCGCAAGCACCTTTACTTATCCTTTGGCATCAAACCCTGGAACTGCTACGGTTTTGGGTTATACGCCCTTTGATTCGGCTTCTCAAGGGGCTTGGACAAGCGGGGGTGTGGTAACTCCTAACTTTAGGAATGTAACGGTATCAATCAATAATTACCCCGATACTTACAACATTACTTTTGTAAACCCTCCTCCTCAAACGGTGACGGTTACATTGCTTTGGAATACCATTGCGGTTAACTATGTATCAACAACTGCAATTGCTTCTACTGGCATACCTGCAATTGTTGCTTATATCAATTCAATTCCAGTAGGTCAGCCAATTAGTATTTTTGATTTACAAACGGCATTTACAACTGCGGTAGCTACGTTATTAAATGTCAGCCTAATTTCAGAAATGCAATTTACAATAACAATCAATGGGATAACAACTTCACCATCAAGTGGTCAGGGCGTAATTTACGGCGACCCTGAAAGTTATTTTGAAACGACTAATGGTTTGGTAACTATTACACAAGTATGATTTCCCAAATACTACCTGCTTATCTTTACCAACAATACCAGGGTGGTACTGCGCCCCCTGCTTTTACAAATGGTCAATCAGCGATTGCGGGATTTGGTATTGCAGAAGAAGCTATTGCAGGTGCAAGTTCATTAACTCAGCCAGTTCCTTATGTTGAATCATTCTTTGATGCTTATAACGCAACTGCACAAAGTTACTTAGATCAAATTAATTCACTTAATTTGCCAATCTATACAAAATTAAGTTATCCATTATTAGATTGGGTTGGAAATTCTTTGTACGGTCAGCCTCGTCCTACTTTGACGTTGAACAATATTCAATTGGTCGGCGGTATTTACAACGCTGATTTGTACGATACCCAGGTTTATGACGGCGTAAAGATTCAAATTAATGGTATTGCAATTACTGCTATTAGTTGGACAAATGGAATTGTTACGGTCACAACTTCTGCATCTATCGGAGTTCCAATAGGCGTACAGTTTATTGGATACATTTACGGATGTACTCCAAATGCGTATAACGGTTTGTATCAATGTACTCAAACTGGTACTTATACCTTTACCTATAATTTATTAAATAATCCAGGTAGTGAAACA